TATTAGAGAGAATCCAGAAGACCATGCGGGAGTTATCTTTGACGGTGCATCCACCTTTATGAAGTGGTGCGAGTTTGCTATGAATTATATGCTAATGAATCGCTCAAAGAACAAAATCAATGTTGATGATGGAGATAGATTCAATCAGGCTGAATGGCGATTCCGTAATCAAATGTTCCGTGATATACTCAACCGTGTTCATTCACTACCTGTTCAATACGGAATCTTCACCTTCCACTTGAAGGAGAAGAAACAGTATGTTGATGGTGGCGGAGGCCAGAAGGTTCTAATGACTGTCGGTCACAAAGCAGATTGGGTTGATGGGACTCAACGTGTTATGAATGCTCAAGTCTTCCTTAACAGATACATGAAGAAGCCAGACCCTGCGGCTGGCGTTCTTGGTGATAAATCTCTCGGTGATAACGAATGGGAAATTCGAGGTGTTGTCGAAGAGATGAAGGGTAAGAACATGGAGTTACTCGGCAAAGAGTTCACAATACTGAATGTAAATAATGGGAAGGTGTCGTGGAATGGTATCCCAGACCTCGTTTGGTGATATGGATTGGGACTGTCCTGTTTGCGACGGCAACATGACTCACACGCATTCAGACCTTTATGACGTTCACTATGCCTGCGAAGTCTGCGGTTCAAGATTAGTCGTTGATTCGGCTGTTTTGAATAGCCCGAAGGTTAATGAACCGCAACGTAGGAGTTGATATTATGGGAATCAAGGCGAATACATTTTCACTTAGAAGACTTCTGGAATTAACTCAGCGAAAGCAAAACGTGGGCGGTAAAGCACAAGAACAGGTTATTGCCTGTGTCCTTAGATATAATGATGGTTATATCTCCACCACCTCTTTAGTCCGTGATGGTAAAACATCGTTAGGCAGATTCATAATTCAAGGTGAATTAACAGGCGACAACCCCGCTATTTGTATTCCAGACATTAACCGGTTCTTAGGAGTCCTTTCTTCTCACGGTAAAGAAGTGACCGTTGAGTCTGAAAATACTAAATTACGAATCAAATCTGGAAAGAAGCAAACCACATTAGCAGGCGGTATGACCGGATTAGCATTCCCACATTCTCCTGAAACAATCGGGGAGTGGGAAGCAAAGTCAGTTGATTTGGCTGGTAAGTTAGACCTGACCGATGGGGCATACATAATGCGAGATGGCTCAAAGCGTATGCCTATAATGTCTATTACTGTTGAAGCGGTTGAATTGTTTGAAGGTCTGCGTTGCGACAACATGAACAACCAGAAACTCAACCGATATACGTTCAACATTTCAGACGAAGATGATTCATTATTAGTGTCTGTTGGAGATGAATTGAAGGGTCGCACATTGACTGAAATAGAATACACATCAACAGGCAAAGAACACTTTGAGGTTACATTTGAGGGTGGTTTGGATAACATACTCAAACCATATTCAGGTGATTGCACTATCCACTTCTTAGACTTCAGACCTGAAGGTCAAGGCATTCGTGCTATATTCATACTACCTGACGACTCATGGGTATTCCAAGCGGGGGTTCTTGACTGATGGCCTCTGGTCGTAATATCAGAATACGCAAACGTATTCTCGATGTTATGGAAGTCGGAGAAACATATACTACGAGAGAAATATGGGAAAAACTGTATTATGACGAAAGAGGGACAAGACGCTTCTTAGGGTCTGTCCTTCAATTATCAATGGTAATGTCCAGAACTCCTGGAATACAAAGAATGGGAAAGAAGAGGCAAGAAAAGAGGTGGCGACGTGATTAGATTAGAAACAGATATTATCCATGACGAATATACAGCAATTGCTGAAAAGATGTTCGATGTGCCTCTTGAAGAACGGATGGTTACTGAAATACTAAACAACGTATCCCCACCTCAAGAGTGGTCTATTGGTTGTATCTATGGGCCATCAGGTGCAGGTAAGACTACCCTGCTAACTACTAACTTCGGTGAGCCATACGAACACGATTGGAAACGAGGCGAAGCAATCATCTCATCCATTGGTTGTATTGGTCTTTTCCCAGAACAGGCTGCAAGTATCCTATCATCGGTTGGTCTGTCGTCTGTCCCTTCGTGGTGCAGACCATACAATACACTTTCAAACGGTGAGCAATTCCGAGCCGATTTAGCGGCGGCAGTTGCTCATGGTATAGTCAATGGTGGTATTATCTGCATTGACGAATTTACCTCAGTCGTTGATAGAAATGTGGCTAAGGCAGCATCATACGCCTTGCAGAAGCACATAAGAAAGTCTGATGCTAAGGTGGTTGTAGCCTCCTGCCATGAAGACATATTAGAGTGGTTGATGCCCGATTGGGTGTATAACCCTCTTGAGGGTAAAACCATCCATGCAGACGTCGGGGGGTGGTCTTTTCAACGACCTCCAATTGAACTCGAAGTATTCAGGGCGGAATATGAAGCGTGGGACCTGTTCAAAGCACATCACTATTTGACTGAGGAATTGAACAAGGCGGCTAAAATTTTCATGGCCTGTTGGAATGGGAAACCCGTAGCAGTAACCTGCATACTACCATTCCCTAACGGCGGCATACAGAATGGCTGGCGAGCAACCCGTAGTGTTGTTTTGCCGGATTATCAGGGTTTAGGTATAGGTGTTAGATTGTCTGACTTTGTAGCATCTATGTGTAAGGCAGGTGGTGGTCGCTACTTTAGCAGACACTCACACTTTGCCTTCGCTAAACATAGATTCGATAATCCAGATTGGAAGGAAACAGCCGTATCTCGTAAAGTGCATACGCATTCAGGCAATGAAGAATGGGGTTGGAAACAGAACCTAAGAGAATGTTATTCGTTTGAATACATAGGTGCTGAAGCACCTGCGGAAGTAGCAGAATTGTTTTGGGGTTGGAAGGTTGATGCTGGCGGAGTGGAGTGGATATAGAATGGGAAAAGAAACAGGATTTAATGGAAGAAATTACTCGAGAACGATAGGCAGGGCTTACGAATACATACAGGAAAATGGGCCGTCTGAGCCACACGTAATACACAAATACTTAGTGACTCGCAAGAGGTTCTATAATGATAGGACTGCTCAAGACACGGCATCGTCTTGCTCAAAGATGAGTCAAATTATGCGTATGTCTCCTGTCTTTAGGTATGAAGGTGGTCTGTTTTTCACGAAGCCGTTAGAAGAAGTGGCTCGCAAGTGGATGAGTTACGCTCACCCCATCAAACCATTCCATAGGCTGCCGGAAATTCTTCAAGATGAAATAAGGCGATTAGAAGCGATTGAATAGGGCGGTAGTAGGTTGATGGCTAAAGACAAAACAGGTCGCTTAGACGGCTTCCATAGGGTCATTTTTGACGTATTCCAAACCTATGAAGTCAAGGCGATTTCAAACCAAGTCAGCCCAACCTTTATAGAAGCATCAGGAGACGAATAGTCATGCAGACAGAGATTGTCGGTAATGTGGAATTGGAAATTGCTGAAGAACGCTTGACTCGCTACTTGGAGATGGCTGATGGTCGAAAGATTAAGGTTATAACTCAAATAGTGAAGTCTGAACAACAATATAGAGATAGGGATTGGCTCGCCGAACAATATACAGTCAAAGATATGTCTATGCAAGAGATTGCAGACATCTGTGATGTATCGGCTATGACTATCAACCTGTGGCTGAACAAATACGACATACCAACCCGTTCAAGGGGCAGACGATAATATTCATAAACCGAAATAATCCCCCTATTATTATGATAGTGGATAGGCTTCGGGGCAGGTCGGTGCTAATACGGCATCGGAATCCAGCCACATTAGAACGAGTGGAAACTCGTATCAATGACGTTATGCCCTATTGCTTCGTTGAGACTCAATATGCAGACATGGTGTCCTGTATAGCCAAAGAAGAGGGTTATGTGGGTGTCTATGGTGAGCCACTAACTAAGTGTATATTCCCAGACCCTTCTGATGTGGGGAAACTCAAGGGTTCTTTCAAGACATGGGAGGCTAACATACCATTCGTAAATAGAGTGCTATGTGATAAGAAGAGCAATTTCCCTAACTACAAACACCGTATCTGGTATTTAGATATGGAGTGGTCTATGGAAACAGGGACTATCACCGCAATTACAGTCTATGATAACTATACCGAGAGAGTCTTTACTTGGTTCTTATGCAATGACTCTTGGCCGTTAGCAGGTCCGGTATCGTCAATGCCCTGCAAAGACCATCCAGACGGATTAGATACTGTGGAATTCGATACTCCCGCTATCGCCTTTATGACTGAAAAGCAAATGCTTCAGCACTTCGTAAATCACCTCATCAAACATGACCCCGATGTAATTACAGGTTGGTTTGTTGTCGGTGCTGATATACGGGTTCTTGCTGAGCGTCTTGACTATTGGGGAATAGGTGCTAAAACGCTGTCGCCTCTTAACCGTCATAGATACGAATACAA